ATGTTTAAATTAAAATGATTATTGATATCTTTCCGACACAAATTATATGCTTTAACTTCAATAAGCATACCAAGTATTTTTTTAGAGACCCTGGAAAGATAGATAACACTCCTGCAGGGTGGAAGTGTAATGTGAATAGCACATTTCCTTATATTCCTGATGACGATGCTCTTGCAACGCCAGATGTGCGTGATCGTTTGAAGATAGATATAGAAACAGCATGTAATGCTGAACTAGTGCGTGAAGGATTGATGCCTTGTAATATTATAACGTTCTGGTATAATAGTTATCATGATGATCAGAGTCAGGAACGTCATGATCACATGGATGGAAGGCGTCCAGTGTTTCTAAGTGGTGTTTACTACAGCAAGAACCCAACTCCGACCACTTTCTATCCAACCTCAACACATTTCCGTTCAATCAGGTATCGTGGTATTGAGAGAAGTGGAATTCGTGAGTCAATGTATGACTTATACCATTTTCACCCAAGCGAAGGACAAATTATTCTGTTTCCTCCTTATTTGGAGCATGAAGTCCTAAATCGACAGGAACATCAGAGACCAAATGGTCGATTAACATTTTCATTTAATTTAGTATTAGCAAATGCGTAATTTCTTTGAGATTAATAAGAATCAGAAAGCTCAATTTGGAATGTTGGGAAAAACCCCATATGCTATCATTGATGACTTCTTCAGTACCCCTGATGATGTGATTACGCTTCTACATCACGTTGCACCAAACTTTCATAAAGAGAGTGGTAACAGTAATGCATCTTTGAATCAATACGAAGGACCACCAGAAGAAGATCGTAGTCATATCAAGAACTATAACGGTGAACACTTTAAAGACATGCGTCACGAGTTCTACAGTGATATGATTCTCCCTGCATATGAGCATTTGTTTCATGTCTTGAAGTATATGGGAGTGACTCAAATTCCTATGGATCGTAGAGCAGTTCTTACAAATTGCTTTACATTCAAAAAACATCCTTTTAATGATTTTGAGAATAACTACTGGTGGCCGCATCGTGATCACGGATATTCCGCACTAGTATATTTGAATCATAATGATAATACTGGTACAAACGTATATGAGTGTATAGAAGAAGATATTGAAGCTGATGTAAGAGAACATGAGCAACCATGGCGTCCAAAGGAAAGGTATAAGAAGATAATGAACTTTGAACCAGCGTTTAACCGTTGTATTCTATTTGACGCACAAAAATACCATCATGGTATGCATGTTGAGGATTGGAGGTTTATAGACACTCCTGAGAATGATACACGAATGAATGTCGGATTCTTTTTTCATGAGTATAAGAAATGATATTTAAAATAGATAATTTTTGTAGTGTTGAAGAGTGTAATCAAATAATTGAAGCACTCAAAGAGATTGCAGGTGAATTTCATGATAATTATCATATTGGTAAGTCTCATGGACACAATCCACTCAAACACGAGACTGTTTACCAGATTTTAAAACCTAAACTCAATTTATTGTTTGGTGCTGGTAAATTCTACTCCGCATGGGGTAATATCATCCAACCAGGGAAATGGATCATGGAGCACAATCATGATCAACATGTTGATAACTATAAAAGACCATTTACATGTACAAATCTCTTTTTAGGAGGAGATACGTCTACTGGTACGAGATTTGACGGTGAGACTCATGAGAATCAAATTGGACAACTACAAATATTTCCGTCTGCTCTAAAGCATGATGTACCACACAATGAAACTGATAAATTTAGATATTCATTGGTCATTGACGTACTACCGATTCGTTACGATAAGGATTGGATCAAAGTCTAAATAATAAAAACTGGAGTTACCATGGTAATCAAAGTAGATAAAAGTGAAGAGTTTAAGAAGAGTGGGAAGAAACTAATCTCAGAATACGAAGGTGAGAAATGGTTGGAAGAGATTAAAAGAACTAAACCAGTTCCGCAACACTTAGCGGAATGACGCTAAATAAAGTGATACTAGCAATCACTTAATGCCTTCTACCGTACCATTTAAAGATCTTTCTCTTTCTTTCGCCAAAAACAAAGTCACAGACGACCTTTTGGTAAAGAAGGAAGATGCTGCGGTAAAACAGGCAATTTTAAATTTACTCCTAACGCAAAAAGGCGAAAGGATATATGATCGTGAATATGGGTCTGATCTTAAGAGTCATTTGTTTGAACCTTTAGATTTTGGTACTGCTGGTAGTATTAAAGATAATATATCTAAGACGATAGATACTTACGAACCAAGAGTTAGTATAGAAACTCTTTTAGTCGAACCTAATCTTGAATCTAATGGTTTTGACGTGCGACTTGATTTTCAAGTTTTGAGTCGTGCTGATATACCACCAATATCTATTGAATTCTTTTTAAATCGTAGTCAGTAATGCCTTATACTCAACTTGCGAATTTAGACTTCGCAGACATCAAATCATCTCTAGTTGACTATCTTAGAGCGAACAGTGATTTCACTGATTACGACTTTGAAGGATCAACTCTAAACACAATGCTGGATGTACTAGCATACAATACCTATTACACTGCGTTCAATACGAACATGGTGATCAATGAGATGTTCTTGGACTCTGCATCTCTGAGGGACAATGTAATATCACTAGCGAAGCAGATTGGATATCGACCTAGGTCTACTACTGCACCTGTTGCTAAGTTAGATTTCTCTTTAACATATCAAGGAGGGGGAACAGCACCTAGTACAGTTGTACTAAAAAGAGGAACTGGTTTTAGTACAGCATTTGACGATGCTATCTACCAGTTTGTAGTTATTGATGATCATGAAGCACCTGTTAATGGTAATCTTGCTAATTTTGGTATACTTGATGCTTATGAAGGAACTTTAATCAAGCAATCGTTTACAATTAATACTGGACTTAAAAAACAGAGGTTTATTCTTAATAATACTGGTCTTGATACATCTACAATCAGAGTTAGAGTATATGAAACAGAGAGTAGCACATCATATAACACATATGATGTTGCAGAGAACATTTTAGACTTGGACGGAAATTCAGAAGTCTTTTTTGTTGAAGAAGGTCTTGATGAACAATATGAGTTGTTCTTTGGTGATGGAGTATATGGTAAAAAATTAGAACACAATAATTTTGTAGAAGTTACTTATGTTGTGACTGATGGTGAAGATGCAAACGGCGCTAAAACATTTTCATTCTCTGGTATTTTAACAACTAAGTCAGGAGCACAATTTCAGTTCACTCCAACCGTAACAACTTCTGTAGCAGCACAGGGAGGCGCTGAGATTGAGTCTGTGTCTTCTATTAAGTATTCTGCTCCTAAAACGTTTGCTGCCCAAGACAGGGCAGTCACAAGCGATGATTACGCATCTATTGTTAGAAAGGTATATCCAGCAACTTCAGACATCATTACATTTGGTGGAGAGCAAGATGATCCACCTGAGTTTGGTAAAGTTAAGATTGCTATCAAACCACGAGTCGGAAATAACATATCTTCCTTTACAAAACAAGAAATTATTAAAAAACTAAAAGACTACACAATAGCATCAGTTACACCTGAAATAATTGATCCTTCTATTCTATTCATTGAACTTGACTCTGTTATAAGTTATAAATCTTCTAAGACTACTGAGACTAAAGCTGAGATTAGCAAAAAGGTTACAACTGCAGTTGATGAGTATACTGCATCTAGTCAAACTGAAAAATTTGATGGTAGATTCCGTCATTCTAAGTATGCTGCAGTGATTGATGGTGCAGATCCTTCAATTACATCAAATGTAACAAATGTTACATTAAGAAAAGACTTTTACCCAACACTCAACTCCACTTTCTATTATGAGTTGTGTTTTTTAAATGAGTTTAAAGATTCTTGTGATAATTCAGTCATGAAGTCTACTGGATTTGTTGTTTCTGAATACCCAACATTTACTGTGTATTTGGAAGACGATACATTTGGTAAAATTGACCTATATAGACTGAATTCTCTAACTGGTGAGAAGGTATACGTACAAAAAGAAGTCGGTGAGATAGATTATGCTAAAGGTGAAATTAAACTGTACAACTTAACCATTATCTCAGGTAGTTATTCTGATAACAAAATTGAAATTCGTGTAGAACCTGCATCTAAGGATGTAAATGCTATGCGTGAAGTTTATCTTGATGTTGATATTTCAAAATCCAACTTTAGTGCTGTTGCAGAATGAACTTAAAGTCTAGAAATATATCGTTTCTGATTGAAAATCAGTTACCCAATTTTATTGTAGAAGATTATCAGTTATTTGGTAGTTTTCTTAAATCTTACTATGGGCAACAAGAGTTAAGAGGTGGTGTTCTAGACATTATCAATAATCTGACTACTTATCGTAATATTAACTTTTATGATAAGTCAGTATTTGCCACCACAACTCTATCGTCTGCTATTAGTAACTCACAGACTAGTATAAATGTACTATCCACAGAGGGATATCCTGATCAAGGACTAGTAAAGATTGATGATGAGATTATTTTTTATACGTCGAAGACTGA